CATTTATTAACGATGGTGTAACACAAGCAATTGCAAGTACAGGTATTACAGTTAGTTCAGCAACAGGCAATGTAACAATTACTAACACAGGTGTTACATCTGCACAAAACACAACTAACATTCCTAGCAGAGCAACAGGAAGAACACCAGGCGAAGGTATCTCAGTTAGTGCAACAACAGGTGCAGTACAGTTTACTAACACAGGTGTGTTAGAAGTACAACAAGGTTTTGGTATTACAGTTTCGACAGACGGTGCAACAGGTATTACAACTGTTTCAAACGGTGCTCCAGCAGTTCCAACATTCCAACAGATTGCTGTTGATGGACAAACAAGTTTAGCAGCAGATAGTACTGCTGATATTTTAACGTTTGAACCTGGTTACGGTATTGGTATTACACTTGATTCACCCAACGATAAGATTACTATTGCATTTGATCCAAAAATTGATATTACAGGATCAGTGTTTGCAGACGATTCAGGATTATTAGTTGACGGTGTGGAAGGTAAGATTGTTGGTGCAGTAGCTACAACAAGTTTAAGAACAAGTGAATCAAAAATTGCACTTGGTTTAAGTGCAGGTGAAACAAACCAAGGCAGTGATGCAATAGCCATTGGCGAACAGGCCGGCCAAACAAACCAAGGTGAAGATGCCGTGGCAATTGGCGACGAAGCAGGTCAAAACAATCAAGGTGCAAAAGCAATTGCAATTGGATATCAAGCAGGTGAAGAGAACCAAGTTGGAAATGCAATAGCAATTGGTAATCAAGCAGGTGAAGATACCCAAGGTTCGGCTGCAATAGCAATTGGATACCGTGCAGGTGAACTTACCCAACTTGGAGGATCAGTTGCAATTGGCTATCAAGCAGGATATAATTCACAAGCCGAAGAAGCAGTAGCAATCGGCCATCAAGCAGGTGAAACAAACCAGGCGGCATCATCAATTGCAATTGGTGACGAAGCGGGTCAATCAGGCCAAGGCGGAAATGCAATCGCAATTGGTGAAAGAGCCGGTCACTTAAATCAACACGCAAATACAATTGTGATTAATGCCCAAACAGAGACTGAATTAAACACAACTCAAACAGGCGAGTTTATAGTTAAACCAGTTAGAAATGCAGTTGGTACAACTATGCTAATGTACAATGCTACAACAGGCGAAGTATCGTACACAGGAAGTCCTGTAACTGACATTAAAGGTAGTGTGTTTGGCGATGATAGTACATTACTAATAGACGCTGTTAGCAGCACAATACCAGCAGCAGTGCTAAATGGTACTGCAACTATTGACATTAGAGGTTCAGTATTTGGCGATGACTCTTCCGTAGTAATTGATGGCGCAACAGGCACAGTTACAGGTAAGATTGCACCGAATAGTGCTGCTCCAAGTTCAGAAACAGAAGTAGCAGAAGTTGGTGAAATTAGAGTTGATGACAATTATGTCTATGTCCGCAAGAGTACGGGCTGGGGCAAAATTGCAATCGGCGGTTGGGTATAGGAGCGGATAAATGGCAAAACTTACAGTAAACATTGGAACATCCGCAAACGATAGAACAGGCGATACTCTACGTGGAGCGTTTGAAAAAATTAATTCTAACTTTACAGAATTATATGTTGGCCCACCGCAACTAACACAGACTCAAGTAGATGCACTTACACCAGTGTTAGGTATGATGATTTATAATACAACAACAGGAAAGTTTCAAGGATACGCTGCTGATGCAAATGGTGACAGTACAGCAGGCTGGGCGGATCTACATTAGGAGTGACAAATGGCGATACAATTAATAAACATAGGTAATATTGTAAACGATGGATTAGGTGATGATCTGCGAACAGCGTTCCAGAAAGTTAATACAAACTTTTCAACACTTGAAACAGAATTAACAATTACTGCAACCAATACAGGTGCTAACGGTGTTAGTGTGTTTAAAGATAAAGTTGGTGCAAACTTAAACTTTAGAAAATTAGTAGCTGGCACTAAAATACAACTTGATGAAGGTCCAGAAGCTATCATCGTTGCTAGTACAGCACCAGATGCATTTACAAGAATTGATACAGACAGTGGTAGTATGTTGGCGGGTACGCATCAACAAATTACTCTAGAAGGTACTAGTGCGCCGCAATCAGAAAACGGTTTCAAAGATATTGAAGTTACCGCTGTAGGTAGCACTATTAAATTTAAAACTATTGTACCTGTAACTGAGTACTTAACAACATACGATTTCGGACCTGTTGGAGCTTCAGGATTTGAAAATGCCATACAATTAGCACTGCAAGGATCTAATATTGATTTTGGTACACTAACGTATGATTCAGGAATCAATTTAGATGTTGGCGGCATATAGGGAGCGAAGTCTAAATGGCAATTACTTGGATAACGCCAACAGGAGACTTAGGTACTTTCGAAGAAAGGATCACAGTCAACATTCCAATAGAGGCGTCTACAGACACTTCTAACCCAATCACATATTCTATAATTGCTGGTACACTTCCTGTAGGTTGTGTATTATCCCAAGGTGTTATTAAAGGTGCACCTGGTGAAGTTACAAAACATACAACTAACAAATTTGTTGTCAGAGCTAATGATACTACTGGCGGTTGTATGGATAGAACATTTAGTATGTCAATTACTGGTGCAGACTTTCCAGAATGGATTACAACTAGAGGATATCTAAATGTTGGGCAAGGTGATGCATATTTTGCACTTGACGATTCTAAGATAGACTTCCAATTACAAGCAACAGACAAAGACCTTACAGCAGGGGAGACTCTAAGCTACTATATAGTGCCTAACAGCGGTCTTTTACCTCCTGGCTTGTCATTGTCCCAAACAGGAAAGATCAGCGGTTTTACGGAGCCTGTGCAGGCTGTAGAGTACAATGCAGCTAATACTGGAGCATACGATACACATTCTTTTGATACTGTTCCACTTGATATTGCAAAAAATACATCAACAGGTTTTGATACGTACTTTTACGATACACAAAGATTTGACTATGCAGAAGGAAGTCAGATACCTAGAAAGTTAAGTAGAGAATATACTTTCAGTATCGCAGTTACCGACGGCATTAATGCTTTACACAGAACATTTAAAATTTATGTTGTCACTGAAGAATTTTTAAAAGCAGACAACACATTACTACAAGTTGATACAAATTTATTCCAAGCAGATAATAGTGGTAATAGACAGCCACTATGGATTACAGATCCTTACTTAGGTAGATACAGGGCAAATAACTTTGTAACTGTTGCACTAGATGTTTATGATCCACCTACGTTGTCAGGTACAATAACTTATTTCTTGGTTACAAATAATCCAGACGGTACCGCAAGTACTATACCACCTGGTCTTACACTTGACACTGTAACAGGTGACCTTTCTGGTAAAGTTCCTTATCAAGCAGCAGTAACTAAAAACTATCAGTTCACAATGAGAGCTGTAAACTTTCCTGCGAACCTAGCAACAATTAATTACACACTTGTAGGTAATTGGAGCAGTACTAGAATCTATAATGTTAACGAAGCAATTGTTTATGATGGTATCATTTATATTGCTACTGTGCAAAATCAAAACAGATTACCTACTGACACAGACTATTGGGTACCGGGTGTTTCAACTGTTGAAAGAACATTTAATATAGACATCATAGGTGAAATAGAAAGTTCAATATCATGGATTACACCTTCTGATAGAGGAAGTATTAAACCCAATGAGCCTAGTAACTTATATGTCGAAGCACAAAGTTTACTATACGGTGGTAGAATATTATACACATTAGAAAGCGGAAAGCTACCTCAAGGACTAGAATTTTTACCTACAGGACTTATACAAGGTAAAGTAAAACAGTTTGAAGATAGTAAAGGGCTTGGATTAACTAGATTTTATGAACAGGATAGTGCTGGAGAAGATTCTTCAACTCGTTCTAGAGATTTTAGTTTAACATTTGATCAAGAAAGAACATCGTTTGACAAAGAATTTAAATTTACAATAAAAGCTCAAGATGGTGCAAACTTTGCTGAATCTACAAGAGAATTTAAAATTAAAGTTGTTGCTGATAACCAAACAGTATTCTCAAACATATTTGTTAGAGCATTACAATCAAAAGACAAAAGATTATCATGGTTCAACTTTATTACCGACTCTACTGTTTTTAAACCTGCTGACATATATCGTTATGGTGATAAAAACTACGGAGTACAAAGTGAACTAACAGCATTACTATTTGCAGGCATTGAAAGTAATACAGCACAAACTTTTGTTTCTGCAATGGGCAAGAATCATTATAACAAACGCTTTACGTTCGGTGATGTTAAAAAAGCAGTAGCTAAAGATCCAACTACACAATCAACTTTATATGAAGTTGTCTATGTTGATCTAATTGACGATCTTGAAAAGAACGGTAAAAGCATATCACAGGTAATAGAACTAAAGGACGATATTAACAGTAAAATTATTGTTAGTTACGACAGTATCAGTATTGATAGCGATATTCCGTTAGTTAGTGATTCAGATCATCAAAGAATTTTTCCTAATTCAGTAAATAACATGAGAAAGAGAATACAAACTGTTGGGGAAAGAGACAGAGAGTTTTTACCTTTATGGATGAGAAGCATTCAAGAAACAAAGACTTATGAGCTTGGATTTACCAAAGCACTAGTATTGTGCTATACAAAACCAGGGAAAGCCGACAGTATTTTAGCTAGAATCAAGCAAAAAGCGTTTGATTTTAAGTCTATTGACTTTATTGCAGATCGCTATATCATAGATATAGTTGACGGACAGATTGAGGATAAATACTTTGTATTCCCGCAACGTGGAGAAAAGAAACCGTGAGTAATATAAATTATTTGAGCATAAACGAAAACTTTCCTGTAGCAGGTGCCGATAACGACACCCAAACATTCAGGGATAATTTCGATACTATTAAAACAAGTTTAAGTACAGCCAAGACTGAGATTACTAGTCTTGAGTCAACTACTGCTAGATTATCTAATCCAGGCGGTGGGTCATATATTAATGACTTCCAACTTAACCAAGTTACAAGAGCTGTTATGGCAAATAACAGAGATAAAACTAATAATTTGGGTACAGTACCACTTGTTGGCGGAACAACTACAGAAATTGATTACCAAACTGGCTCTTATTTTATTATTAACGCATCATCTGCACTTAACTTACAGTTTACAAACTTTGCAGGAGATCCTGCAAATGGTACAGAAACAGCAGCCCAAGGGGGTGTAAGTAAAGTAACTTTGGAACTATATGCTTCAGGTGTTGGTGACAGAGCAGTAACATTTACAACTACAGGCGGCACTGTAATTAAGAAAGACAGTGCTTTTCCAGCAACACTTACATTGACTTCTACCACTGATCCTGTGTTTATTGAAGTTTGGCGACACAGCCAAGAGTTTATTTACATGAGGCATTTGGGTACATTTAGTTAATATGTTTCACCCATTAGAAGAAAATTTATCCGAAGTATCTACTAGTGATGTAGAGCTTAAACTAAGCGAATTGAACAAAAAATATTACCAAGCCCAGCGTTTAGGGAAAAATCAACTGTTGACACAACTTCAAACTTTTGTTACAATATATAGAAATGAACTACGTCAGAGAGCAATACAAGCAAAATTTGACGAAGAACAAGAGAATGATTTGGATCAACTAATAAATGTGGACTGAAAATAATACTACTGATCAACTAATTAAAGGCATAGTTAAGTATGGCCCGGACATACTTGAAAACTGTGTGTGCAATGATGATCTAAGCAAATACAAAAATAAGATAGAAAAAGAGTTTCTTAACTATCCTATTCCGAAACAATCAATAGATTCTACCAATTGGTTCCTTCCTTACAAATACCAAGACATGGATATTAAACAGCATTTGTTAGCCAAATGTTCGAGTGATAGTGAGATGGAACGTGTAAATATAGAACTAGCAGAGTATGAGAAGCGAGATTTATTTCCGCTACTCAAACAAATGGTATATATAATAGATACACTTAGAGAAAAGAATATTGTTTGGGGTGTTGGTAGAGGTAGTAGTGTTGCTAGTTTTGTACTCTATTTAATGGGGGTACACAAGGTAGATAGTATTAAATACAATATACCACTAAATGAATTCTTTAAAGGAGAAATATAATGGCACTAGTAAGAAGTATGAGAGGTAAGGAAGTTGACATGGAGAAACTTAATCTCAAAAATGAAGAACTTCCAGCAGTTGGTAATGCTAAAGTAAATGCACGTGGCGACGAGTTAGGCGCAGGTGGAAAAATTGTTAGAACAAGAGAAGAAGTTCTATCAGATTACTACAAGCAGAATCCAAGAGCAATCAAAGAAGAAATCGTAAGTAGAAAAAAATAAATTTTTAGATAGGACAAGGCAAATGATCAAAGGTAAACTCACTCCACTACACGATGACGTTTTAGTATACGGAATGCATTTCGGTGAAACTAAAACTAAAGGCGGTATTATCATGTCAGGCGACGATGCAAAAGCACATGGTGTTAAAAGTCGTTGGGCTAAAGTTTATGATAAAGGTTCTGAGAATAAAGACGAGTACCAAAAAGACGACTGGATCTTAATTGAACACGGTCGTTGGACAAGAAAGATAAAGGTAGACGATCCCGACCTTGGTGAGGTTGAGATACAGAAGGTTGAAAAGTCTGCAATTCTTGCTGTTGGTACAGACGACTTTGAACCTGAATTAGCCTACTGGGGACAACATTACAGCGACGGTTCCGTTGCTACATTTGACCCGGGTGACTTTGGTGCTCAATAAGCGTATTCTAAATCCGGCATTAATCTAAACGTCAAGGCCTTACGTGGGCCTTGGGTCGTGTTAATTGTAACTTCCCCTGATTTTTCATGGAACTCTATTTTCGTAATTCTAGCACGTTTGTTGTTTTTACCGACAAGGATTTCTTGTCCTACTTCAAGGTTTAGTGAAAGATTCTTAATCATGGGTTGTTCTCCTGTTAACCAGCGAATGCTGTTAAAAATATTTACCTTAGGGGTTGACAACTATTAAACACTACTATATAATAAAGCAATAAACAGTAAAGGAAATATAGATGTCTACAGTAGATCTAAACAAGTATAAAGACTTTGTAAAAGAAGTAACGTCAGAAGAGTCAAACGATTGGGCTTATACACAAGCTCGTTTACATGAATTAAATGACGATGTTAATATTTCACTATTAATGACAGGTGCTATTGGTATGGCATCAGAAGGAGGCGAATTTGCAGAAATTGTTAAGAAATGTATATTTCAAGGTAAACCTATGGACGATGAAACTAAGTTTCATGCTAAACGAGAACTTGGCGATATTATTTGGTATTGGGTCAATAGCTGCCGTGCATTGGGGCTGGATCCTAATGAAGTC